CCGCCGCCGCCTCCGCCGCCGCCGCCTCCGCCGCCGCCGCCGCCGCCGCCGTCGCCGCCTCCGCGGCCCCCGCCTCCGCCTCCGCCTCCACCGCCCCCGTCGCCGCCGCCCACGCCGCCGCCTCCGTTGCCTCCGCCGCCCCCGTCGCCGCCCCCGCCGCCTCCGCCGCCCATGCCGCCCATGCCGCCCTCGCCGCCCTCGCCGCCCTCGCCGCCTCCGCCGCCGCCCTCGCCACCGCCCTCGCCCCCGCCGCCGCTTCTGCTAAAGTTTGACAAGCTTGACACTGAGTCCGGATACCATCTGATAGTCCCGGCAACCTGGAAATCATGGTCTGGACTGTTCGCAGCACTATCGCCGTCGCCCACTGTTGACGTTGAGTCGCCGACCACATAGTCCACCGGCTCACAGAAGCAATCATCGGTAGCATTAAGGCCGTCCGAATCGCATCACTCGACCATCGAGCATCATTCAAAGGTCGAAGGTCTGGCATCCCCACGATTTCGGGGCTGTCAGTCCACTTCCCGACCGCCCTCAGTTCCCCCACACATTCGAGCGCACAATACGCCCCGGTTCCCTCCTGATGACTCCCGTGCTTCAGCACGCCATCATCATGGGTGTCCAAATACATTTGCAGTTCCGCGACCGTCAGTGTTCTCATGATTGTTCCTCTTCCTGTGCAGAATGCCTGCCATATCTATATCTGGGGTTGGGGTCGTTACGCATACAAGGCCAAGGAGTCTACGTCTTCGTCATAGCGAACCCCGCATCGAACGAGAAACAAAATGTCCTCGTCAGAGGCAACCTGATGCAGGACCTCGGGTGACACCGATAGGTAGTATTCGTCGTGTTCCGCCCCATTAATCATATCTTCCGTGCCTGGTATCAGCTTATCGAGAAGATAAAAGGCGTTGAGGTCCGGTCGGCCCGCCTCCCGATACAACAGATATTCGTTCTCGTATTGGTCAAACCGTTCTTTCAACGTCATGTGCCCTCCTTGCCACTCCCTTCTGTATCTATAGATACAGAAGATGAGGTTGTGGTCACTACTCTTACTGCCATCTGACCGTCTGGCAGTAACGCAAAGGCGGTTTCTCGTCCATCTGGGGTCAGACGATAGAACCCCCGCCCTGCGGTCTTCACGAGCTTCATATCCAACAACTTATGGAGATTGCGGTAGAAGGTCCGAACCGCGAGCGGACTGGTCATCTGCCAATCCGACAGCGGCACCAGTTCCCGTTCCTTATCCTCGACTGTCAACGCGCAGAGTAGCAAATCCTTCAGCTTTTCTGATGGCACTGTCACGACATGTCGTGACACCTTCTCCGACATCAGGCCGGAAATCACTAAACTATCCTGGCAGTGGATAATCCGTAGTGTCATCGCTTCGCGCTTGGGGTCATCCCTGTGCTTGTCGTTCGTGATCCGCAGCCCAACCAACTTCTCGTGTTCCTCAATGGCCTCTACACCGAACATTACATCGGTATTGCCTCGGAGTGCCGTATGTCCTCGTTCGGAGATACCGCCCTTATTCGTGTGGTGGACAATCAGCACGGCGGTTTCATTGCGCTGACTGAGCGACCTGCATGCCTGAACGAACTGCGCCATGTCCGCGCTATTTTCGTCACCGCCGCCAAAGAACTGCGACAAAGTATCTACAATCACCAGCCGAGGATTCAACTGCGGCTCGCCCGATTCGTGGTCGGCCCAATTGTCTAGCGCGTCCTGTAGCTGTTCAAGCGTCTCGTCCGACCGCATGTCTAGCGGCCTGCACTGAAAATACATGGCGATATCATCCATCTTATGGTATGCGGCCCATGCGCCCGCCCGCTTCTGCAAACTAAACGCCCCCTCCCCGGCCATATACAGAACCGGCCCTTGTGTGATAGCATGACCGGCCCAGTTCAAGCCGGTTACCACATGCAACCCCCAGTCCAAGACCAGGAAGGTCTTGCCTTTATTCGGTGGGCCATACACCACGCCTACTTGGTCCGCTCGTAAGACATCCTCAATGAGCCAAGGCGGTTCAGGTCTGGCTAACAGTTCTTTGAACGTCAGAATGTCTACGTCGGAGTAAGGGTCGGCCATCCCATCTCCTCCCTGAGACTCCGGGTCACATCCTCGTCCGTCTCACAGATAAGGACCGATACCCGTCCACTCTCTCGCCAATAGTGAACGAGGTAGGGGTGGACCGGCCCAACATCAATATGAACGTAGCCGTTCGCTTCCCAAACATTTCTGACATTCCGATACCACTTTTCTGCGCCCGCATGTCGAATTCGCACATGACTCATGGTCACGCTTTCCCTTCCTGATAGAGATACTCACGAATCCACACTTCATTCATCGGCCCAACCTTCGGCCTAAACGTCAGCCCAAACACCCACCTAAGAACCCTCATTGCTCGTATCCTGTTCGCTCGCATTGTCGTCGTCATAGTCCTCGATGGCTTGCAATGCCTCATCACAGCTGAACCCATCACAAGCCACATGACCACAGAAGTCACAGATATACGCGGGGTCGTCCTCTGGTCGTTTCGCGTCACCCCAATCCATATGATTACCACTCCACTTCAAAGATGTAATCGTTCAGACCGTTCCCTGTCGGTTGTGCGATAAAGGACACGCCTGTCTGCCGTGCATTGTGCGCCCGCCTATACGCATCCTGTTCGTTATCAGCCCACAGGAAGTCATGCCGAAATGAGACGTGACCGTCTGTCATTTCTGTGATGACGTATGCATAGTATCGCGCTCGCTTCTCCATCAGACCTCCACCCTGAGTAACCGTTCTCGCCACCACAACTCCACTTGCGTTATTTTGACCTTCTCCATTGGCCGTTTATCCCAGTCAGCCCCCAGATGCTGAAGCGTCAACAACTGAGAACTGATTTCGTGCACACCACGTTCAAACGAAGTCTGACCGTCTGGCGTCAGGACAATCAAACGGTCCCCGACACGCCACTCCATTACAACACGTCTCCACATTGCAAACACAGACGTTCGCCGTCCTGCCACTCCGTGATATTATGTGGGCAGGGTTCGGGTTCCTCTTCTGGCTCCCGGTCATGCCACGGCGCATAGCCACATCGCGGACACTCATGCATCCCTTCCTCGTCGTCGAGGGTCCGAAAATGACGCTTACATGCAGGGCATCTTGCCATCAATCCTCCTCCAGACAATCCAGCACGTCTTGAACCTGACGGTCATATTCCGCCGCCCCCGCCGCCGCCCCCGCCGCCCCCGCCGCCTTCCTTGTTCGGTCTTTTCCTGACAACCAATTTTCTGCCCACACTTTCGTAACTGCCTCAGACAAAGCATGTGCTTGTATACAACGGGCCACAATATGTTCAACAATGTGTTGTTGTTGAACGACCGTTATAGCCTTCGGCCGCCATACGACCCACATCTTATCAACAGATGGAATATCCAAGGCGAGGATATCAGGCAGAGCCAAAGCCGTTCGTCTGGCCCACAGTTCGGCTATCCGTTCGGGCGTATAGCACGCCCCTTCTTTGACCATCTGGTCTACGGTCCACGTTTTCATACGTCCTCCCTTGCGGCGTCCTCATAGGTCGTCAGGACTTGGCGCACGGTAACCTTCTCCACATCCCAAAACCATTCGAGGTTTGATTGGATGTCTGATTGCAGGTTCTCAGCCGAACTTCGTGCTTCCTCATCCTCGACAGGACCGTCCTGTGTCCGCACATTGACGACAAAAATGTAGTGCGCCATCTCAGATACCGCCCCAGGTCTTCAGGGTCTTCAGAAACGCCACGAACCCCTCAATAAGAATCGGCCTATCCTTCCCTAACGCCCCCTCACAGAACGCCCGCGTCAAGTTCTCCCGATTGAATCGCTTGTTCTCGGACGCCTTATCCTGTGCTGCCGTCATCCGTCGCGTAATCGAACTGGTCTGTTTCATGGTCCTGTCCCTCCTCTTGGTTATCTGCCTATGTCCTCTAGGCAGGCTACGGGCCTGCCTACAAGACATACGCTCAGCCTTTCGTAATCAAACCGTCTTGCAGAAACCTCATCGTCTGTCGTCCGTATGCGCTTTGCAATTGCCACGCTAGGCCCGTGTCAACCAGCTGCTGAAAGAGTGTGACCACATCAGTCTCGTCAAGGTCGCCATTCTCATACGCGATGATATTGTTAACGATATCAAGACGATGATTTGGTCTGAAGTCTACTCTACTTCTTTTCATGTGATGTCTCCTGGTAGGCGACCGTCATCAGTAACAACTGTTCAGCCCCATATACAGCCGCTTGCCCGCAGGACTTGAACAAACACGGATAGTTCTCGGCATCTCCCTCACAGTTCTGCTTGGCCTTGCGTCCGCAGGCCACACAGAAGCCCGTGAATTCGTCGTGACTCATGTTATGCCGGACTGCCTTGACGATGCGCGCTTCCGTCAACGATGGATGAATCGTCATACTGCCTCCTCCCTTTCCGATACTTAGTGACCTTGGCCTTGCGTATCCTCGACCGCTTATCGGCCGGAGGATACAGCCGCTTCCACGCGACCCACAATATCGCTTGATACTCCGCTGGGGTCAAGCCGACCTCCGCCGCATTGCTCGCAAACGCCGACGCGAACACCACATAGGCCGCCCACTTTAGGCTAATCTTGGCTGTCGGGTCATTCAAGGCGGCCTGTGCAGCGTGCGTATCCACCGTCACGAATTCCATATTCCCCTGGAGGTTCTGCTGAAAGCTGGCGACCTTCGGCGCAGACTTGAAATAGGGCAGGATTGAATCGGCCCTATCTCTCAGAATGGCTTCGGCCTTCCGATAGTTCTCAGGGAACGCCCCCTCGCCTAAACTCATCGGCCGTTCATCTAGGACATTCGTGGCGCACACAAGGTTACGCCCCCAGCGGCATTGTGGTGAAAGTGCTGCCACCACACTGGCGACCGTTTCAATCGACAGACCGTAGTGCCTGGACCACTCTCGCACAACCGCCTGTGCGTCCGCATACCAGGCCTGACCCCGGACCATATCCTCTATAGTGACTTGCGCCCAGACGGTCCGCAGATTCGCCCGAAGTTCTGGCAACCGATTGTCATACTGACTCTTCATGATATTGTATCCTCTGGTCAGCCATACCGTAGCATAGCTGACCGCAGGAGGCAAGACCTTAAATGAAGTCTACCGTAACGTTCTGTCGTGTGACTATGACCGTCTCTTGCACGTTAAGGAACTTGATGTCGGTCGCAACTATGCGGACAACATCCTCGACTGACACCTGACCCGATACCGTCGAACGTATCTCGTTGCTATCAACGAGTATCTCAACGACAATGCTGTTCTCGCGCTGGCCTTTCCAGCTTCCCTCAGCCTGCAGGATGGTAAAGCCGTCAAACTGCGCTCCGACAATCTCGCGGACCTTTGCCTCACGTCGCGGTCCGCCTTCCGTATACAGCCGATACAGTGTGTCCATTGTGCGCTCCTAAGATTAATCGAACAACGATTGTGCAGCATTCTGAGCGTATGTCCGACGCTGTTCTAGGGTCCAATCAGGATGTTGACGTTTGGTTTGTGCCAGGACATACCGATACTCTTCTCGGGTGATTTTGTCCTGAGCTAGCCAGATGTCATACGGTTCACGATGTGGGGTCACGGGCGCTATCTGGGCTTTGACAGGTTTTACGAAACGTTTACCAGCCATCGTTACACCTTCTTTCAGCTTTGGCAGTTTCTGCCGTGGTTGCTGCCAGACAAGATAGCACAGACCATACCACCGTATGAAAACCATACAAGTGTCATGTCACACCAATAGCGCACAATCTATACCAGGACCGTTCGCGTCACATCTACACACGAGTGTAACTCTGACGTTCACCCTGTGTATGGATTGCGGACAGGGCCTACTACAGTTGTAAGTGGAATGAGCGGGCCAACCTTGAGTCCCCGACACTCACATCCTGGCCTACATAATGGGTGACAAAAATGTAGGATTGACAGTATGGCAGCTGGTCAGGACCATCCAATCAGCCAGACCTCAGGCCGACCCTCCGGCGGACGAATCGCCGAGGGACCCATCCGGGGCGGGCGGGGCAATGAAGGGTGTCAGGATCGACTGATGAACTTCTTGATTCTATTGATGAGCTTAGCAGCCCAAGGTGTGGTGGGAGCGAGGAGGCCTAAGCCTAACAGAATAAAGGGGATACCAGGTCCGGGGAGGACCAGCAATGGGACCCCTAGAAATATACAGGCCCAGCCGAATACTCGATTACTGACGGCCTTCATGTTCGAGGGAATAGTGGTTGCCATCCGGTCTAGTGAAATGTCCACCCCAGCGGCAAAGTGGGTGCTGAGATTCCCACCACAGGCCAAAAAACCGATGGTCTTCGGCATTCGGCAAATATGTCCCATTATGGAAGAGGTTCAAGTCGATAGCAAGGCGGGAGGTATGGAGGGATTGGGTAATCCCAAGGCCGAGGTGGGCGAGGCGAGCAGCCTCCTCGGGCGACCGATAGGTCTCGCCGAAGGTAATCTCATAGCCTGACGTATAGATGTACCCCAGCAGTTGGCCGACCAGTCGCCCAAATAGACTCTGTTTCTCGCGGAGGGTCATGAGGCTAATCCAAGATCTCCACGAGCGACCCGAACAACCAGGCGATCACTTGGCCTCTAGAGCTGTGACAGCCTTCTGGACCAACAGTTCAATGATGTGCTCGATCTGGTCGGGGTGCTTTTGCAGGTAGGACCACAGCGCGTTCAAGAGGGTTTCGAAGACGATATTCATGATGTCGGACTCCTTTGACCTGACCTAATGCAATGTGTGGGCCAGACCTGCGGCAGCAGAGGAACTGTCAGTAGAAATAATTTTCTCTGTGTTTTCCCTGTATCTATAGATACAGGGAGAAATGACACTTGGGACGGCTATCTAGAGGGTTTGGCAGTAAGTGTGGCAGCAGGATAACCTATTGGGCGCACGACACTTAACCCTAAAAATAAGTGGCAGTAAGGGTGGCAGAAAGACTGATTACTGCCATGGCAGTAACTCAAGATTTTGGCCAAAAGAATGAGAAACTGTCAGTGTCATGACATGGCAGTTGTGCCACTTTGTGGCAGTAACTTCTGCGTCGAATACCGTGTGTATTCTACGCACCGTGTAAGAATTACGGCGTAAGAATTGCATGGTGGTCGGGGTATGGCATTAGGGATTCGGCTGAATGGGCTGGCTATCGGCGTGGAACCGAGGGTTCCGGATACGCGACCGGACTCAGATTTTCCAGTATACGTGGATCGGAAGGTCATTGGGTCGTGGGAAGAGGTCGAACTGGTGCCCGTTGACGACCATGTGGCTGTCCGATTCCTCGCCGCCAACCGATGGCTCACAGAAACCCCCTCAGGAAGCTTAGAATCGCGTTCAGGAGCACGAACGAATCCCGGAGAGTGGGAGGTCTTCCAGAAGTCCGGAAATGTCCTGACGAGGCCTGGAGTGGTTGGATTGGGGATCACACTAATCCTTGATGGTTTGGTTGAGTCGAAGGCCGAACCCCTGCAAATCCGAGGCCGAGACTTCATCCATGCGAACGGATCACGAAGAGTGCTTCGGGGCATTGACCAATTTTTTGCCTTTAGGCGGTGGTTGGATGGCGACCACGGGCTATTGGATATCGTGCAGGAGTCTAAGGACCTGAAGTTTGACATGTGGCGTACGTGGTTTATGGGGTCGAAGGCCCAGAATACGATTGCCACGATTAATACATTGGATTCTGGCGTCTTTAACCAGATTCGACCTTTCACAGACTTCGTAAATACACAAGGTATCGTTCTAAATGCCAATGTGTTTGTGGACGCTCAGGATATTGTACCGGATTTCACAAAGCGAGCGAACCTTTGGAAGGCGGTTGGTGAAACGGTTCAAGGAACGGTTATTGCGCTGTCGTATGGAAACCAACGAGATAAAAATGGCACGCGGGATGACACAATGGTGGACCCTCGCGTGACGTGGAGTAAGGGTAGCTGGACCGCCGACCCGAATCCGTATCAGCCTCTGCCGATTGGCACTGCATCCTTCGCGGAGTTTCATCCCCGACAGGACCTTCCGGCTGCCTTATTGGATACGGTGGCGAGTCCGGTTACCCTTCAGATTCGGGATAATGTGCAGGTTCCGCTAATCATCAGTGAGCCGCCGAAATTCGGGACAAATGGGACGGCCCCGCAGTACGACGCCGCAATGGCTCGGCGGTTTGCCCAACATTACTCGGCCGAAGTCGCCGGGATGGTCTTTCATAACTACTTCAGCCAGCGGAGTTTAGTGATGGATGGGCTGACCCGAGACATTGCAGCGGCCTGGCAGAGTCGTATCATCGAGTAATATTTACCTTGTAATTCTTACACGATTGCATTATAATGCTACATGATGACCTACCCCAACACACCGTCAGTCCTGTCGCCCGACCGGACTGGCGGTCCTGCCTTGGTCCACCCGAGTGCGAAGTGCTGTTGGTCCGGACATTCGTTAGTCCATATTCAAGGGTGTTGGTGGTGTCCGAACCCACCGTGTGCCTTACGACAACTCAAGTATGCCACGATTACGCAGGATAAAGATGGACGCGTCCAAAAGTACCTCTATGTTCCGGCTCCTGCACAAACTGTTTGGCACGAAGCAGCCTACGACTCAAGAATACGTAGACTCTTGGCTGGAGGCGCAGCAGGCCCGGGCAAAAGCCGGTTTTTGCGGGAGCAGCTCTATCTCTTTGCCCGACAAGTCCCTGGGCTTCATGCCTTACTTTTACGCAGGACCCTTAAGGACCTCGACCAATCCCATCTCCGATTCATGGGACATGAACTCGCTGAACGAGGCGCAGACTGGAACCGTACCGACAAAATCGCTACCTTCGACCATCCTCATGGACCTCCAGCGATTATCCGATGCGGTTACCTCGATGCAGCAGCAGATATCGAAAATTACCTCTCTAGTGAGTATGATGTCATAGTGCCGGACGAACTCGTGACGTTCCCACGTGACCTGATGCTAGAACTGTTCACACGAGCACGGACGACCAACCCCGCGATGGTCGAGTTGAGAGGGAATCTCGCGGACGATTATGATGGATCTTTTATTCTCGCTGCTAGTAACCCTGGTGGGCGTGGCGGTGCTTGGGTCAAGGACTTCTTTATTGACAAAAGTCCAGACCCCGAGGAATTCAGCACGTATGATGCGAGTCAGTGGGCGTTCTTCCCCGCGTACCTGAGAGATAACCCCTATATCAAGGCAGGTGGGTATGAACAATCCCTTGCAGGGTTGCGTGAAAACCGTAAACGACAACTTCTCGATGGCGATTGGGGAGTCTTCGAAGGACAATTCTTTGATGAGTTCCGAGTCGCCAAGCATGTTGTTGATCTCGGGCCTGTATCTATCGAGTGTCCCCGGTTCCTATCCATGGACTGGGGTCGCAACGCTCCCGGCGTCGTGCTCTGGTGGGTCGCACTTGCCGACGGACGTTACTACATAGAGGACGAATACAAGTTCAATGGCGATGTGGTTGGATCTAAACTCACTGTCAAAGACGTGGCGACAGAGATTAAGCGGAGATGCACCGACCGAGGACTCCCAAAGGTTCCGACCTGTTGGACAGATCCCGCTTGCTGGCAGAACACCGGACAGATCGGTGAATCCATCGCGGATACCTTTCTCAAATACCGAATCCCCGTCGCTAAGGCCAACAATGATCGTCGGTCGGGCTGGCAGCGCCTACATGAGCTGTTTAGACTGGCTCCGGACGGCCGACCCTGGCTACTGGTATCTCCGCGATGCACTTACGGCGTTAGGACTTTACCAGCCCAGCTACAGGCTAAAAATGACCCCGAAGATATTGATACCAAGGGAGACGACCATTGGGTCGATGCCGCCCGATACGGCGGTGTGTCCGGCGTGCGGTGGCGCAGTACGCCCAAACCCAAAGCCATCGAACCCTACAGTCCTGCGTGGTTCCGAGGACAAGGACGACAAATAACTGTCCCTCTTCTCGGTACTGAAAGCCGATAATGCCGAATAATCTGTCTGTAGACTTTTCGAAGGCCGAAGCGTGGGCTGAGGAGATTACTCGATCACGGCGGGTGGCTGAGAATAACCATTGGCGGGATTGGGAAGAAAATCTTCGGTATTTTCAGGGTAAGTCTCCGGACGCCCTGATCGCGACCGACCATAACTCAAATTACGTCAATACGAATTCGGACTTTACGTCGGCCGAGGTCAAGAAATCGCAGTTGTTCTACGAGACGCCCGATCTCATGTTGAGCGCGAAGGGCGTTTTCATGGAGAAGGCACCGGCTGCAATGATTCCCGGCCAGCCACCTCCAATGACCCTTCCGGCCGACCCAATTATCATGGCGCACCGTGAGATCATGAATGATTTGCTAGAGGAAGCGAACGTTTTGCCGACGATCCACAAGGTGATTCTCGATTGTTTGGTGACGGCCGGGGTAGGAGCGACGAAGATCGGGTTCTCGGCGGCTCAGGGACAGACGGTTCCGACGCCAGATATGATGGCGAAGGACCCACAGATGGACCCTCAAGGGGCGATTCCTGTTCCGATAGCAGAACAATGGTATTGGGACCGGATTCCTTCGAAAAAATTTCGTATTCCTGCGGACTTTACGGACACCGATTACGATAAGTCGCCCTACTTGGCTATGGATTTTCGGTTGCCAGTTCCAGACGCAGAATCGATCATGAATTTGCCGGTAGATTACACGCCGACGACCGAAAAAGACAAGAAGGTACTGGAATCGGTGCAGGACCAGAGTCAGGTGACGACCATTCCCTATGTCGAGGGGACCGAAATCTGGTATTATGCGAGTATCTTCGATCAGGACGCAAAGAACCCGCGACTGATTCGACGCCACATTTTGGTGGACGGCTTTGACGGGTTCTGCGAGAAGACGGTTGACAACCCCTATCAGACCTTACTGCCGAATGGTCGTCTGAGCGCGAACAGCATGATTGGCTATCCGATTCATGTGTTGGCAATCCGTTCGCTGCCCGATAGCGCCTATGTGCCGTCCGATAGTTCGATGATTCGGCCGCTTGTCCGAGAATTGTGTACATTTCGCACCCAACAGGTCCAAGAGCGAGACGCCAACATCCCTCGAATGCTCTATGACTCGGCTAAACTGACGCCCGAAGCCCTCGAGAAGATTCAAAATGGCACAATTGGTGCTCTAATTCCTGTCGAGGGTGACGCCCTGATGGCGGGTATCGACAAAATCATGGTGCAAGTCGCACAAGGCACCCAAACCCGAGGGAGTTATACGGCCAATGATTATATCCAGCATGATCTGGATCGCACTCTTGGTATGGATAGCATTGGCGCTGGTGTATCCGGTGACTCGAACCGAACGGCGACCGAAATCGGGACCGTTGACAAAATCCGATCCGTCCGACTCGACGCCGAACGACGAGCCGTCTTAGCGTGGTATATTAAGGGGGTTCAGAAATTTAGTTCGCTCGTCTGCCGGTTCCTCACGCCGCAGTTGGCCATTCCACTGATTGGACCGGCTGCCGCGCAAGAGTGGGCGAAGTGGGATAAGCAGAATTGGGACGGGAGGTTCGTTTTCAAAGCACGCCCAGACTCTCAGGTGAAGCTCGATGCCGCTACGGAACGAAAGTTCGCGCTTGACCTATATCAGATGGTGGCAAAGGACTCTCGTGTGGACCGGGGGAAGCTTCTTGAGAATTTGATGGTCAAGGCCGGACTGAATCCTGTCGATATTATCGTTCCGCCGCCCGAACCGAAGAAACCAGACCCGTCAGTCGGTTTTACTTTCAAGGGTGATGACTTGCTCGGTCCGCAGGCTCCGATGGTCCTCGAAATCCTGGCGCAATGTGGCATCAAGATCACGCCCGATGCCGTACAGATGAGTGCTCAGGAACTGAATAGTCAGATGATCCTTGGACTTCGGGATGCGAGCGGAAAGATCGCGCCACAGCAAACCCATCAGGATGGGGCCGCTCCCCACGGTGGGCCTGCAGATAAGGTCCGACCTCTTAATCAGCAATCGGCTGATCTGTCAGGACAGCGACCGGGTGTGAAACCACAAGTCCAATGAAGGTCATCCAAGTTCCTAATATCGTCGATCCAGTACTTTGTTATGCTCAGAGTATGCTGATGGAACGGTGTACGAAACCGAAGGGACATGATAAACATGGGTCTGATCGTCGTCATACATGGGAAGGACTACCGGGGTATGCTGGTCGTCCGATCACGGATCTTAACCCAGAACCAGAGAGGAAGAAGAAGTAATGGACGAAGAAATTATCGCTATTATTGTCGGTCTGCAGGAACAGTATGACTCCATCCAGAAATTGAAGGAGAAACCGGGGTCGTTCGATGGTCGAAGTATCTCTATCGCTCTGACAGAACTGGATACGGCAATGTTGTGGTTGGCAAACGCGAGGAAGTAATGCCCCGTTTTACCACGCACTGTGAGTCTTGTGGATTCGAGGAGGACGTGTTTCTGGAAGGCGGCACGCATCCTCCGTGTGTCAAATGCGACGGGCCGACGATCTACATGTGGCGGGCGACCGGAGCTAGCCATGGAATTATCACCGACGAGGCCTTCATTGGCGGTTTAGTGGTTGAAAATCTGGGCCATAACCCCGTCACCGTCTATTCTCGCCAAGACTTGGCACAGAAGATGCATCAGGCAGGCGTGGAGCAGCGTATCAAGTATGTGCCGGGGGATAAACACCTAACGGATTGGTCAAAGGCTATCGATCCCTATACTCTTGACGCGGCGAGAGTGCTTGTTACGCGACCGGGTGCCCTCCGTGAAAGTGAGGACCTCGGTTCCACCCTTTCTGTCGAAACCTCAATAAGGACTTTACCCATTGAAACACCTCCCGCTAAACTCGTCAGTCGTTAGGGCACTCTCTGATGGGACGTACCTTCTGGCTCATGGCCGTGAACTGCTGGCTTCTGTTTCGCTTGAACCCTACTGCCTTTACTGTGGCTTTATGGGGGTCCCTGCGACGGTCACTCTTGCGCCTGACGCCAACGTGGTTCATTGGTCCTGCGGCCACACATCCGGTTGGGCGAGCAAGAAGCGCGCAATCGAAGTCCCGGAACTCCTCAATGCCCTCAACTGGGGCATCCGGTGCGCGTCCTGCCACACCCCAGTACAGGGTGACAATTCGCCCCAGGATGCGATCTTCCAAATCACCTGCCCCTGCACCAGCCGTCTCATGGCGAACCCGATGGTCACGCGTACGATGGATGGCGTGGGTCGCGCAGAACATGTATGATGATCGTACGCCCGTGCAGTTGTCGAATCCCTGTGCCGTACGCGAAACCCAGCGGCTCCGTCGTCTGTCTCGAATGCGGAAAAGTCGTCCAAACTCCTAGTCTCCCGCCAGAAAGGGCGTAAGAATGCCCGGTCTTGAGTTTCTCGTCCCTATTGTCTTTATTCTGCTGATTATCATCCTCGTTCTTCGCATCGCCGGTAAGTAAGACTTCCGTTTCGTCGCGTTACGACAAACGCGGCATTCCATCGTTAGGTAGGGTAACTTCATGGCCGATATCGCTGCCTCGGCACCAGCATCAGGTTCGTCAGGGTCCACCGGTTCGTCTGCGGTGTCGGCGCCAGCGTCCGCGACAGGAACGCCCGCAAGCGGATCATCGACAGGTCAACCCGATGTGCAGGCAGGATCGCAAGTCGGTTCTCAGCCAAACACACAAAGTAATGAGCCGCCGCGAGAGCGGTGGGACTCGATCCTTCAGAATGCACGCGAGAAAGCGCGGCAGGAAGCCAACACTCAGTGGGAGCAGCGGTTCCAGCCGTATCAGGACTTTGAGCGTGATCCGTGGTCCGCGATAGAGACGTGGCTCGGCAATGCCGAGAAGCACAGTCTATACCGGGACAAAGTGAAGGAGTGGGTGGGCAAACGCGGCCAACCGGCTCCCGTTCCGCAGGAACCTGCACCCGATGTGCCGATTGTGGACGGCAATGGGAACATTACGGGCAAGACCTATAGCGCCGAACGGCTCAAGGAGTGGCAACGTTGGAACGAGGCCCAATTTCAGGCCAAGTTTGAGGAACGTTTTTCTCCGTTGGAGCAGCGCGAGCGCGAGCGTCAGGAGCAGGCCAGAGAACAGCAACTCTGGGATCGGGCCACTTCGAACGCCAAAGAAACCTTGACCGAACTGCGTCAACTTCCGTACTTCAAGGAACACGAGGCTGCCGTTAAGCAAGCACTCATGGACAACCCCAAGTGGGGATCGAACGTCCATCAGGCGTTTAATCACGTCATGATGACACAGATCCTACCTACCCTGAGTCAGGCTGAACAGCGGTCGGCGATCCAACAACTGCAAAATGCGGGGGCTGCGTCTACCGTCGCTCCCAATAGTACCACTGTCGGTACGCCAAAGTTCAAGTCCTTCGGGACCGCCGCTCAGTATTATGCTGAGCACCCCGAAGAGGCTGCAGCGATGGCGGGCCGTCGGTAAGAAAGGACATAGAGTCCTATGTCTCCTGTAAACGTTCCGAATGACGGGATGATCGTGGCTGCGGCATGGAATGCCCTGGTCAATGACAAGCCCGAGGATAACATCTTTAATGATTATTGGCTGTTGAACACGCTGAAGAAGGGCGAGTCCTTCATGAGCGTGGATGGTGGCGATGTCATTACGGCCAGTCTGGAGTATGCGCTCAACGGGACTGTTGGGTTTTATTCAGACACCGAGACGATCTCGACGCAGCGTTCTGAAGTGTTCGACCGGGCAGAATTTGCCTGGAAGGAAGTCGCAGGCACCGTGCTTCAGTCGGAACTGGAGAACGGTGTTGTTCAGGGTTCGGCCAAAAAGTTTGATCTACTGGATGGCAAGTTGAAGAACCTGCGGTCCACGCTGGATTCCGTCATCAATACGTCGTTGTATTCGGACGGATCTGGGACGGGCGGCAAGGAATTGGGTGGTCTGCAACTCCTGATTTCTTCGACTCCGACGACTGGCACAGTCGGCTCGATCAATGCGGCCAACTTCTCCTTCTGGCGCAACCAGCAGGCAAGTGGTGCACAGTCGAGTTCGGCGTTCGATAACCTGCGTGCAACCATGCGGTCGATCTATAACTCGTCCAGCAATGGCATGTCTGGCAAACATCCTCAGTATATCACGACCACCCAGACCGTATTCCAGGGGTTCGAAGGTCTACTGACGGTCAACGAGCGATTCACTGACAAGTCGTCCGGTGATGGTGGCTTCAAGAATGAGGTTCTGAAGTTCAAGGCGTCGGCCATTAGCTACGATATCGCGGTGCCTTCGGGTCTGATGTATATGTATCATCCCCAGTTCTTGAAGCTTGCCTATCTCAAGGGACATTGGTACAAGATGACGGGTCCGATTCGTCCCGCCAACCAGACTGTTGACATCTATCAGGTGTCGGCACGCTGCAACCTCATTACGACCAACCGGCGTATGCTGGGTGTCGTGACGGCCATCACCTAACTTACGCATTCTTGCGTAACGTCTACTGCAACTTGCGTAACGGAAAGGATTCATTATGAGCACCTTGGCTGGCCCCGGAGCAATGGGCTTCGCGGGCAATACGTCGGAGTTTTATACCACGCCCTTCCCGCACAGGCCGGGGGATAAGGGTCGAGACAAGGATGGTAACGAGTACCTCTTTGTGTCGTTCACGGGGAATGTCTATGTCGGAACGTTGGTCCAGATTACGGCTGACTATACGGCCTCAGCATTGCTCGGCACGGCACGCGATCCCTATCGTGTGGGGATTGTATGCGGTGGACAGGCTGTGTCGAATAACGCCCTGCACGGTGATACCACCAAGGGTGGTTGGGTTCAGATTTACGGGATGTTCTATGCTGCCCAGACCGGCAGCGCATCCGGTGGTCTGGCATCGGACGGCACGGTCGAGTACTTTGCGGTCGCTCAGACTTCGGTGGGCACCCCCAGTGGGACCTTCAGTCTGATTACGGCGGTCGCAGGCACGTCTATCGAGATCACGAGCACTGATTCTCCTCGTATTTGGGGTCTGTGGGTCCTGCCTCCGACTCAGGTGTCGAATCTGGGCACGGCGGCTGGCTCGGCCTTCACGGTGCCGACTGTCGCACAGTTTGGCGCATCAGTCAGCGATACGTCGGGTCCGGTGAGCGTGGGCACGTTCTTCGGCAAAACCAGCGGTGACAATACGTCAGCCTTTATTGGTCAAACGTATGCGGTCTTCCTGAACTATCCGTGGTGCGACGGTAACGCGATGGTTCTGGGCGCTGGCACGACGTAACGGCTGCTTGGGGTCGGCCTTTGGGTCGGCCCCAATTCTTTTTTGTAGAGAGGGACAATGAAGAAGCAACGGTTTCCGCTCACGCGGGCGATGAGCGAATATACGCCTCGTCCGCTTGTTCCGCGTCGTCCTGTGTTTGCCGGGGTTGGACGATTGCGTAAGATTGCGATGGTCGGTGGAGCGGGCACGATTCGTCATGTGCCGTGGGATGACCCCACATGGGAAATTTGGTCCCATCATTCGTGTCGGCATCAGTGTGGGCGAGAACCAGACCTTTTGTTCGATCTGCATCCTCCAGAATTATGGCGGGATGCGGATAAGAAGTTCTGGGACCCTCGATATCCTGCATGGCTGAAGGCGACTCATACGCCCATCATGATGCAGCAAAAGTATCCTGATGCCCCTACAAGTATCAAGTATCCGTTTGAGTCGATGGTGACGGAATTTCCCCGAGGGTACCACACTAATACCCTTTCCTATATGATTCCTCTTGCGCTCATGGAGGGGGTCACCCATATCGGGATCTTCGGTTGTCACTATGATGCGGGGTCTGAATATGGTCCTCAGCGTGGGTCTGCTGAGTATTGGTTGGGCGTGGCTGAAGGGCGGGGAGTACACGTTCTTATTCCTCCTGGGTGTGACCTCCTTAATCGGCCATCTTTGCTCTATGGGTATGAATCGCACCCCAACGGAGTCCGCGACCCCTCCTATTCCTTTACGATAGGACCAGGTGTGACACGAATTAACCCAAGTGGGCTGAATAACAATATTCAGTTACTTCCGGCAGATGGGCTGAATGCTCCCAAACTTATGGAGCCGCCTATGTCGGATATGGTATTGCCGGATCATAAAAAAGGTCCGTGGAAGGACGGAAAGTAATGGCCTACACACTCAAAAGTAAGCGTCTTGGGTATGATAATATTGCGGCCGGTTCGGCGGCTGGGTTTGAGCGAGTGATCGCGGGGGCCGGAACTCCTGGCGATTCGACGACTAAGGAGTCGGCTGAGTGTCTTGGTGTGAGTGCCGACTGCGTGAATAGTTCGTATACGGCTAATCGAGTTGTAGAACTGGACTTGGGAATGGGTGGAGCGACATCAAGTGGGGATTGGTTTGGACAACCAACGACTGCAACCTCGCCGTATTGGACCTCAGGTACTTCTCAAACCTCAGCGATCAGCGAACTTAACACGGCTATCTAACAGGAGTATTCGATGTCAGCACCATCTGATAAGAAGACCGACGTGCCACAGGACAATTCCGATATTGCCACCGCGATTCTTGCGTTGGCTGAATCGATTAAGGCTGGTCAGACACAACCGGCTGTCGTCAATCCCCAACTCGAGGGGATGCTGAAGTTGCTGGAGGACCGAGAGCAGGCCCGACCGCATGAGAACCTCTTCAGTCCCCCGATGATCAGCCATTTTAATCCGCTCGGGGATCGGGATCACCCGAAACCGGATTTGAAGACTGATATCCGGTGGGTCGGTTATCGGATGACTAAGGAGACGCTCCGACGAGACGAAATCGAGTTGGTTAATAAACTCGAACCCGGAGAGTTTCGGGTTACGAAGTCAGATGGTCGGACTATCCCCTTTACAGTAACGGCCAAGAAGGACGATAACGGGAAGCTGGAACGGATGAACATCCACTTCCCGTGCAAGAGTAATGAGGATCGTTCTAACCACCTGAGCATGGAATCGTATCTGCGTGAAGTGCTCGGAGAGTCGGCCTCGACCGAAAGTCTTCGTGCTCAGATTGAGCAGTTGAAGATTCAACTGGCAGGTTACCAGGGATGAACCTCGGCACCATTCTCGCTGATGTGTATCGACGGTGTGGGTATGCGGCTACGCCTGCAACCGATGTTGCCACCCGAATTACGGCCTTCGTGAATGAGACACAGCGAGAGATCCTTGAGGAGCCGGGACTGAACTGGTTGTATAACGACCAGATCCTCGTTTCTAGTGTGGTCGCTCAAGCTGAGTATGAGTTACCATCAACCGTTCAAAGCATCAAACAGATTCGAGATACAACAAATCGGAGAACTCTCCAGCCTATGTCGTTGGGGCAGTATCGTGGTCGATTTCCTAATCCGATTCAAGATCCAGGGACTCCTGAGTATTACGTGAATATGGGAATGTCTGCTGTCTTCAAGCAGATGCCTGCTTCCGGTGGGATTGGAGTTATCAGTACGTCTGCTGGTGATAACGGAACGGCTTACGTTGAGGGTTTCGAGTCGTCTTCAGGGTCATACTTACCTTTTTCTAGCAGTGTGGCGATGACCGGGGTAGCGGGTTCCGCTGCAACTTTTTCTATTAGTGGCGGAAGTGTTGGATATATCACGAAATTCTACGTGAGTATGGCAGCAGCCGGACGTATACATTTAATAGCGACGACAAATTCTGTGATATTGAGTCGGATTCCTGTCGGATATACGGCCCCTCGATATTACCAGATTGCCTTGGTTCCAACTCCTGTTGCTGCTTTGGACTATACCGTCGATTACGAACGAACGGTCAGTGATATGACGATTTCGACAGATGAGCCACTCATCCCGTTCAACTTTCACCGATTGTTAGCGATCGGAGCACGAGCCAAAGAATACGAGAAGCAGAATCAGCTACCACGAATGCAGGTGGCTCGTGGTGAATACGTCATGGGTCTGGATAAACTGAAATACTGGGCCTTAACGAAGATGATCGGATCACCAAACCTTCGATCCAATGCTCAAAATCGTCCCATTGCCTCGGCAGTAAACGTCGCGACCTCTTAAAATGGCTGAGTCAATTCTCATCAATGATTGGCGAACAGGACGGAACGGGTTCGATCCGCCCCACTTGATCCCACAGACTCAGGTCGTGGAATCAGTAAATACGGACACTTACGGGGCCGCGTTAGCGAGACGACGGGGAGGTGCATCCACGACTAGTCTGACTGGCGGAACCTCTCCCGGAGGTTTGCGAAGAGTCTTTCGTCATATGCCTGACGGAAATGACGCGAACGCTGAACTGTGGTCCTTTTCTCAACCCTCATCGAGCGTATTAGCGAAGCGGTTGGCCGGAGGGACTTCTTGGGCCGATGTCACCCAAGTGACCGCGCTCCAGGCCGGATCACTGCCCGAAGTTGAAGTGACGAGTTTAAATGGGCAACTGTATATTGCCGCACACTGTGGCTCAGCCGAAAACAGACTCTTTACGTATGATCCGTATCATCCAAGCGGCGCACGTATTCGATTTGTTGGGTTTGATTATCCTTTGGCTACCACGCCTACAGCGGCAGACGGAGCAGGAGCCGGAGCGGTCGCGGCCGAACCACGTCGTTATCGACAACGTTGGTTGGAGAAAGATGGCACGCGGATCATTCGCATGAGTGAACCGAGTGCGTATTATTCGTTTACGCCCTCAGGAACGAAATCCACAGTGGTCATTACCCGAGGAACCGCTCCTGGATTAGGTGAAACACATTGGCGGCTAGAAGTCGTTGGGCATAATGCGAACCTTTCGGCCGACGAGGAACAGGATTTATATTATATCCTCGGTGATACAGCAATCGCTACCACCACCTATACGGACTCGACGCTTAAGGTATCGGATTACCCATTATCGTATGAACTAGCTCCGGCAGTAGGCGAGTTCTTAAACTGGCCCGCTGTTCGATTTATTATTTCGGATGGAAATCGTCTTATCGGAGCCGGAACAACCGAATCGACAGGATATGGCAGTCGTATTTTCTTTAGTCCTGTTTTAGGTTCCACGGATATGGGAGACCTCGAACGGGTTCCTATCAATTCGACACACGAAAATTTCATTACGCTCAATGAAAAAGATGGTGGCAGTATTACTGGACTAGCCCCTTCGATGAACGGGTCCTTTTACGCTTTTAAACGACGGCAAATCTGGCGAATCTCTGCGACAGGCGATGATGTCACCCCCTACCTTCCTCGATTAATCACGTCAGCCTTTGGCGCGATCAACCAGGCTTCCATTGTCCAAGGTCGTAATCTCTACGGAGAACCGGCTTTGTATTTCTGGAGTGAAGAAGGTCCTTGTCGATTAGTGGCAACGAATGCAGGATCGACCGATGTTCAGTATCTTGGAGAGGATATCAAGGACCTGACAAGTCAAATTACGTTTGCTGGATACACCCAAGCCTATCCGTTTGCGATCTTTTATGCCGGGTTACACCAAGTCTGGTTTTGGTTTAACTATGTCAATGGCGGGAATACGATCCCAGTCAAAGCCGTATTCGATATCATGCGGGGGACCATAGAAGTTGGGGATTATGTACGAGGGGGTTGGAGTATTCATACCGACTTTACGGCTGGGCCTACGATGAGTCATGGGGCCGCATGTGCGGCCATGTTTGCGAATACGTTAGGGGCTTCGATGTCGTCGGATCTGAAGCCCTACGCAGGACTCTCTAGTTCAGCGGTTCTTTTGAAGTGTGATACTACCGATACGACCGATAACGCTCAGAATTTTCAAGCGTATGTGAAATCCCGACCTCTTGACATACAACAGTTTGGGGATAACGTAGGATTGGGGGTCAGTTCACTGCTTGCCGATCCAGCAACGGGAGTGAATATTACCCTTTCCATGATTCGTGATTACGGATTGGAAACTCGGACATCAGCGGTATCTTTGACCGCTGCGGCCAGCGAAACGAAAGTGATTCGAAAATTTGAAGACTCTGAAATCGCAGGAGCGGGTGTGGTTCAGGTCCAACTCGGCGATTCGGCTGCCGTTGCCGCCACCCAATGGAAACTCCATGAGTTGGCGTTAACCGTGTTTCCTCAGGAGCCTCGATAAATGCCACTCACTAGAACGGGTTTAGCACCCTTTGCTATCCCCGTAAACATTGACATGGTGCAAGAAGCCTTAGCGGCGATCCAAACGTGGCTTCCTAAGTTACAACAGACTTTTCAAGCTCTGCAGGATCAGGATAATACTAATGCGGTATTTACGGTAGGTCCTGGGTTTGGTCGATCCGGTGTGACCCTCGTGGCGGGAACGGCTGGCGCGAATCTTCAACAGTCTTCTTCTATTAATATATACGGCACCTCTCCAAACAACATCGCTATAGCGTTCGGAGCACGTTTTGAGTTGGGCAGCTGGTATGCGTTAGACACCACAGCCTGTATCATTAATTTTGATCTCGGGACACTTTCATTTCGATGCGCGACCGCACTCACTAAAAACTCGATTTTTGTGCCAACTGCCCAAGTAGTTATTGCGGATACTCTCCTTGGGTCAAACGTGGACATGGATATATCGCAGAAAATTTTATTCGTGTCTAGGGTGTCTTTTTTACCAATTCAAATCGCTTCAAGCGATCCAAACAGTCTTGATGATTACGAAGAGGGAACGTGGACACCAAGTGATGCTAGTGGAGCAAGTTTAGCTTTCACTACCCCAATCAACTCTGGAAATAACCAATACGTTAAGATCGGACAATTAGTTTTTCTTGCTGGGTCTTTAACGTATCCGGTAACGGTTGATGGATCGAACGCCTTAATCGGTGGGTTACCGTTTACTCTCAATTCGAGTTATGCATTCTTTGCATTTGAAAGCGATGAAACTACCTTATTGGGTTTACAGGGGAACCCAACGACCACGACTATACGTCCCACAACTTCGGGAATCGCAAGCGTTACCAACGTTACTCTTTCAGGGAATTCAATCTATTTTTCTGGCTGTTATCGCGCAAGCGCATAGGTGATAAATGGCTGCATATGATGCCTTTCAGGTAAATGACTCGACAGACCCCACCGATGAAACGGCCAAACGTAAGGCACTCCTCGGACAGATGGGGGGAGACTCTTTTCTTGCGGGTGACTCGTATGGGTCCGGAGGAACGACAGCCTTAGCTGGTTCTGGCAATACCGCGACAGGTGGTTTTACGACTCCCGAATCGAAGAATACTGCTACGGGAACCGGAACGACCAATAACCTTGGTAATGCAACCAGTACGTCTACCAGTCCTTCTACCGGTCGAGGTGACGCGAACTGGATTGACTTTACTAACCAGTTGGCCGGGAATCAGGGTTTTGACGCTACGGCGGGCCGGTCGGGAGCCAGTGATCTAGCGACAGCTGCTCGAAACGGTCAACTTCAGACGATTATCGACCAGTATAATCAGAAATACGGGACGAACGCCAAGGTCGTCGGAAACGATAAGGTTGATTTCGGGAACGGACCTCAAGATGTGATCCGGGATTCCGGAAACGGGACGAATGCCTTCTGGCTCGCCTCAGAAGGAACGCCAGGAGGGTCGTCGTCACCGTCCGGTGGCGGTTCACCTACGATGGCGTACTCAGCTTCCCAAGGTGAAAGTTTTAAGAATCCAGGGATTTCTGGAGATCCTCGACCTGATTTTCTTGGGGGCGGGAGTACCGAAAGTAGTGGGGGAACGTCATTTAATCCATCACAAGTTGACGCTATGGGTAATCCCCTCTCTGGAGAACAAGCGGCTCAAGATAAGTTTTACGCAAACCAGGCTCAGACGAATGCTGCACAAATCCAGAAACAAACAGCTGACGGGTCTGGACGACTCACGCTATCTGGTTTGAATAATCGTCCAACCGTAGATCCAACCTCAACTGATCCATATGCCGGACTTTCCCCCGAGGATAAAGCCGGTCGTCAGGCTGTTCTTGACGAACTTGCACAGGCCGAAAAGCCGGTCGATATGAACGATCCGGCTCTTGCCGCACAATCGAAGACGTTCGCCGACACACGTACTCGACAAGCTCAACTACAGCGCAGTAAGATGGCGGAACGATCGGCTCAAAGCGGCCTGTTGAACGGTGGTGAAAGTAGTGGAGCCTTCGATATCGGACTAAACAGTATCTATTCGAGCGCGGGACAAGATATCTCACAAAACCAGTCTGATATCATGACTCATGAAGTGGATGCCAAACGTCAACAGTTGAAGGACGCGATTACCCAGGCTAACAGTATTGGCGCACGCGAGGACGCGAACAAACTCCAGAAACAGTTGGCTCAACTGGATATGGATTATAAGAACCGCGCCCTCACTCAACAGAACACACAGTTTGGCGCTTCTCAGGCCCAACAGGGTTCACAATTCGGGACCAATATTGATTTGGCAAACCGTCAACTGTCCACGGATACAGATTATAAGAATCGTGCCTTGGCACAGGCTCAAACACAGTTCAAGGCCAATCTGGACTCAGAGAATGCTCGTCATGATGCCGAGATGAAGAACGCTCGGTATATGACGGACGCTCAAATTGCGGCCGAAAATCAACGTCATGCTCAAGCGATCTCTGAACAGCAGAGTGAGTGGAATGACAAATATGGGTTGGATGTCGCCAACTCACAATCTAACCGTGATCGAGACGCCACACTGGCGGCAATGGGGTAACGATGGCTGGAACACTGAACGACAAAGCCACACTTGCGACAGATAATTCTTTCATTGTGAAAATCCGAGCCGCGATGATTTCTCGCGCAAACGAACTTTTGACCAGTTCGACCGCCCAGACTGTTCATACGCTTGACGTGATGAACGGCATCTTTCAGAATGCTGCAAGCGATGCGTCAAATATGGCTTGGCGTGTTGCGGCCGGAAACGCCACTATCGGAGCCGCCGCACCTACCGTTCCGAACGATTCTGATACGCAATTCGCGGTAAATTCGTTACTCGCGCTCCTCTGATGGCTGTAGCCTTCGACGCGACCATGACGACTGGTAACAGTGCTGATGGACTGAATCAGCAGGCGACAAGTACGTCTATTTCGTCAACAGGTATTACCGTTGGAGCGAGTGCGTCCTTGTTAGTCGTGGTCGCATACTTTCAAACCGGAGGGTCCTCGATTACCAATCTTGCAGGAACCTGGAACGGTGCGGCCTTAACGGTTGCGAAACAGCAAGACGGCGGCAGTAGTGGTGGTTCTGCCGCCGTACTCTATATCGTGAGTCCGACTTCGGGAGCGAAAACATTAGCCTTGAGTTGGACAACCACTGCCGACTGCTATATGTCAGCGGTTTCATTTACCGGATCTCACACCACCACCCCGCTTATCACTGGTGATACGGTTGGGGGGAATCTTGGTACAACTGTTACGATTACCTCTGATTCGAGTGGGGCGACAGTCGCGACGTGGGGGATTAACGGGTCTACTCCAACTGTTAATTTCTCAAAAATCTATGCCGAGGCTCCATTGAATCCAGGTGGGGGCGCGTCCTATACATTAGGAGGTTCGTCAAATGGTCACACGTTCACCGGGGCGGGTGGTATCACCCCAGCCTATGCAGGAGTTCACATTCAGGCGGCTGCCGCAGGAGGCGCAAGCATCGTACCGATTTTAATGCGCTATTATCGGGAAAGGCGTCTGTAATGCAATTCCTTCGGTCGAATACGGCGGTAATTGTGACGGTTGGGCCATTCTATGACAAAACTGATGGCGTGACCATTAAGGGAGCACTGACTATCACGAATGAAAAGATCAGTTTGACGGCTGACACGGACGCTGGATCAGCGCCTACCAACATTCTCGATAACATCACAGGCGCAACGAGCGGTACGGCTAACGACCTAAACTATATTACGGGCACTGACGCCGGATATATGCAAATGGAATTGGCGGCAGCCGATGTCAATAGAGTAGGGCGTATGTCCCTATCAATCACCGATGCTGCAAACCACGTTCCGGTTTTTCACGAATTTTTTGTGCTTCCGGCTGTGATATTTGACTGGTTGACGGCAGGTTTGGCCCCCTTGTCTCCGACCACCGCTGGACGGACACTTGACGTATCCGCCACCGGAGAAGCAGGAGTCGATTGGGCGAACGTCGGGAGTCCGACGACAACACTTGATCTCTCGAATACGACGATCAAGACGACCCAAAAGGTCGATGTCGATACGATCAAGACAAATCCTGTGGTCAACGGAGGAACGATTACCTTCCCAACGACGGCCACACTCGCCAGCACGACCAATATTACGGCGGGCACGATTGCAACCGTCACGAACCTGACGAACGCACCGACGAATGGTGACTTGACCGCCACCATGAAAACCAGCGTGACAACGGCTGCGACCGCCGCCACGCCAACCGTGACCGCAGGAACCGTCAGTGATAAGACTGGGTATGCTATTGGGGTTGGGGGAATTGCCGCTACTGCCTTCGCTGCGGGGGCCATTGATGCCGCCGCCATTGCCACCGATGCCATCGGTGCGGCTGAACTTGCTCAGGGTGCGGCGCAAGAAATTGCGGACGAGGTGTTGGATCGCAATTTGGCGGGCGGTGGGTCGGGTAATACGCGCAATATACGAAATGCGCTACGGAGCCTGAGGAATAAGGTTGATATTGCGGCCGGAACGGCGACCGTTTATCAGGAGGATGATAGTACGTCAGCCTGGACCGCGACCATTACGACCGCAGCCGGTAACCCGATTTCGACGGTGGACCCCGCATGACAAAGGTTGAACGGTTTAAGTTGTGGCTGGCTCGGAAGTTCAGAGATTGGGCTGAACGTCTCGAAACTCAGCACCCGGCCTATCAGACGGCCTTAGGTCTGGCGAAGGGTTGGAGCAAGAACAATACTGTGGGCGGAGAGTATAAGCGACATCGTGTGTACGCGGACCTCATCGACCTCTATCCGACCATGAGTCGGAAGGATATTGGTCTTCTCATTGAGCGGGTCGTCCAGACCCTTCCCTAATGTGGCGTTCCGCACTCAGTATTTGGACGTGGACCACAGCCGGGGGAGTTTCTTATACTGACTACTTCACCAGTACCCGAGACATGAATACAGCCATTCTCAAGTTCCTAAACGTCTACTACGGAACGAGTTATCAGGATATCCAGCAGCCGTTGGCGCGGTATTTGCATGAGGACACAGCGCACGACATTCAGAACCGCTGGCAGACCCTCCTCCGACACGCTCAAGGGAAGTCCTAATGGCAAACACCTCTGATAACTTTAAAACCCAGAGTGCCGACATGAATACGGCTATGCGGGATTACCTGAATGCGCTGTACGGCACGACTAATGCGGACCTCGCTCCTCTCTTACAACGATTCCTCAAGGCCCCGAACGTCGGGACGAGCGATATCAGTAATGCTTGGGCACAACTCATTACAGCTGCGAATGTGGGGACCTCATGAAACAATGGATGCTGGGGTTGGCGTTCGTGTTAGGGTCGGTTATCTACGTGGGGGCGAGTCCGAATATCTCGATTCGGCCTTTGTGGCTTGTTGAACAAGCCGACGTACCCCACTCACAAATTTGTACGACCAGCTCGATTAATGGCAAGATTGGTCTGTGGTTGACCGCGAACCATTGCGTCCAGAATGGCCCGGTCGAGGTCGAAGATCGTTCGGACCCCGATCATCCATTCTATCCAGCAACCGTGATCTGGCAGAACGGAATGGAAGACCTGGCAGTCCTTATTACTCCGGGTCTGAGAGTCACTGCACTGAAGTTGGCGACCGTCAGTCCAGAGGTCGGAGACGAGGTTCATTCGTTTGGCTTCCCATTGGCTTTCACAAAGCTTCAATTCGTACGTGGTTATATGGTGTCGGATAGTACGAAAGTCAGTGATGAGGGTCAGATTCGGGACCTGTTCAATCTTAGTATTTGTGCGGGCGCAAGCGGCTCACCCATTCTTAATAAGGACGGCGATATCGTCAGCGTCGTGCAACTCGGTTTTGGGACTAAACCTTGCGCGCCGATTGCGGGCGGGACGGCCTTCCAAACTACCCATCAACTTCTCGAACGCTTCTTTGAGTGATTTATGCCGTATACGAATGTGATGCCGGAATTTAAGCACGGGGATCTGCATAGTGGGTCCAAGAGTGGTCCGAAGGTCGGTGACCGTAAACAGGCCATCGCTATTATGCTGAGTGAGAAGCGAAAGGGCACGAACGAGGACCAGGAAGTGGACCCCAAACGGGAAGCTATGCTTGAGCACATGTGGGGCGGCAAGTGACGTATCGGGTGCTGCCAGTCGATGAGTGGGACCAGATTTTTGCTGTTTGTAGAGAAAACAAGAAGCCTCGTCCACATCCGGGACTCGCGCAGATTGTCGTAGCCGAAGAGGACGGTTATCTTCGGGGGTTTGCGACCCTCCAGATGACCCCGTTCGTCGAACCGATCTGGGTCGATCCCTCCTATCGTGGTTCAACTCTATGGGTATCATTACTCTCGCAGGTCATGTCGCTCTGTGCCCCCGGCACGCACCTCTATATGGGCCGTCCTACGATCACGGATCGTCTCGCTCGGTTCCTGGGATTCGGCAAGCATCAATACCTCTACGAAGGGGTTGTGAAGTAAGGAGTCCGTATGTCATGGAGTGATGTACCGTGGGCCGAAATTATTAAAGGGGTTGGGTCCGGTATCAACCAAAGCAACCAACAGTCCAATTCAAATCAACAGGCTGACCTCGACCGACAACTGCGTCTTGATGCCCAGAAACAACAAGCCGAAATTGAGGCTGCCAAGCTTGCTCGGTCGGCCGTCAGTGACCGTATGCACAACAGCGTGCATGGCGACATTATGGCCAATGTCCAAAAGTCTGGGACCACGGGGTCGGGACGGGACCTTCGGTTTACAGGTGGTTTGTCACCGAACCTTCTGAGCCAAGACAGTCGGGATCTCGGCCGTGTGACGAGTCGTCAGGCGCTCTTATCGGCGATGAATGGCGATGACAAAAATGGACAGATTGGTGGGGTGGATGATCCATACGCGAAACCCAAACTGTTGACCAATTCCAGTTCTTCGACCCCACCTTCATCAGGGTCTTCGGTCGCCGGAACTCTTGCCGCCGACACCGGTCCAAGTCTCCTCGAAAAGATGCTCAAACCGTGGTTATTTGGCGGCAACAATAAAAAGCATGTCGGGGATAACGGCGGGACACAACAGCCGAACATGGGTGCGAATCCTAATGATCCGGTCATCCCGGGCACCACCCCGGATACCGACCCTCATCAACCGATCATCAATCATAATTTTCTGCCTGACGAGGAGTATCGTCGGCTGTACGGACAATCCTAATGGGCTGGTTAGGCGGAATCGGAGCCGGTCTACAGTCATTCGGGGGTGACTTAGAGGATCTCTTGGCGAAACGTAAGGCCGAAGAGATGAAGAAGCAGGAGATTGCGCGGCAACAGGCGCAGCAGATCATCGAGAATAAACGGCATCAGGAGGAATTGGATCTGCAAAAACGGGACCAGGACATCCGAAATCAACAGTTCGGAGAAACCCAAAAAGCGAACACTCTCTCTGAACTACAATATACCGACCCGACTCAACCCCTGAACTCTGATATGGTGAATAAGGTTAATCGGGTTGGTCTGGGTGGGATGCTGAAGACAGTGGGACCGGGGCAGACCCGACTCCCCTCGACTCAACAGGTTGGGATTGGGACCGAAGGATCGAAACGCGGGGATGTGAATCAGAACGTGATGAACGCTCCCAAGACTGACGTGGGTCAGGTTGAAGGCGTCTATCGACCACAAAGTCCTGCGGAACAAAAGCAGATTCGGGATGAAGAGTGGCGAACTAAAGAGTCAAACGACGCACAGAACGAGAAGTTCTTCTCCCAAGGGCGTGCACTTCAGAACGCAAAGGAGATTGCAGCCGAACGTGTTGCAGGAGAGAACCAACGAGCAGCCGATAGTAATGACCTAAAACGATTCTTGGGTGGCGTGTTGACCACGACCAAGCAACAACACGCTGATGACGTACATCAGCAGTTTCTTGATAAGAAAGATACGGCCACAAAAGACGAAGCCCAGAAGCACCAACGAGTAATTGACGAGGCTCAAGGTATCAAGGATATGGCAACGAGCCTCAAGGCCCATCCGGGGTTCTCACATCTGTTCGGGTTCATGAATAGTCGGACTCCCGACGTTCAGGGCGACACGATGGATGCTGCCGCCAAACTTGACCAACTGAAGGCATCAGTATCTCTTGAGAACCTCAATCGGTGGCGCAGCGAAGCGAAGAACGGAAGTTCGGGATTCGGTCGACTCACTCAGTATGAGTTTATAGCGTTCGAGAAGGCGGTCGGTCGGCTCCAGCGGGCACAGTCATTAGCTGGCGCACAACAGTCCATGGACGACATTGCTGGAATCATGGATAAGGTCATTCAAAAGAACCAATCCTCGTCTAACCCGAAGATTCGCCGTTATGATATGAACGGCAACCCCATCCAATAATGGCAGACCAAGAAGATTTCGTCATCGTTGATGAGGACGGGACCGAACATCACTTTCCTGCGGGAATGGACCCGAAGAAGGCCGCAGCCGTGGTCCGCAGTCAAGGGTCCACCAAACCCGTTCCCGATCCTCACCAAGCTCGAATGAGCGCCGCGTTTCCGAGTACTGGACTTCCCGCCAACACAGAAGTTCTCGGAGCACCCCTCATGGGTCCGGCAAAGGTTGCACAATTTACGGGAGGTGCGATTAGAACAGCCGCCCCGGTTGCGGCCCGAGGACTCGGAGCCGCCGCTCAATTCGCCGGGGAGAATTTCCCCACCTTATCCAATCCCGGTAGGCCCGTAGCTGCCGCCTTGAAAATCGGAGGAAGACTTCTGTCGGGGGTCGGAAAAACCGCCGCGACCGCAGAACAGGCGCTCGCTCCTGCCGAACAATCGACTCCATTGGTAAGACTCGCTACTCAAGGACTTCCTAATATGCAGGAAATCGAGACGGCAATGCGAGCGGCCAAACTACCAGAGAATCAGATTCAGAACATCCTACAGCAGATGGTTCGGGATTTGGTATCGTCGAAACAAATGCGATAGGGCGAAAGTAATGTCAGACGACATAGTATCGCCAATCCCAGCACCCGAACCCGAGAAGAAGGTTCGGCGACGGTATGTCTTACCGGCTCGTTCAGAGGCCCAAAAACTGTCTGATCGTTTTGCTCGCCGCATGGCGATCAAGGCGAAGCGCGATGGTCAAGACGCCGAACGGGAGAAGGTCCTGAAACGCAAAGCCTATATCGCCAAGCAGGCTGAGCATGCCATGCGACGGGCCTTGAAACGCGCTGAGGCCGAACCGCCTCCAGACCCCGAAGATACTCCTGAACGTCGGGCCAAGCGTCAGGCTGATCGCCGTAAGGCAGGCCGAGAGAAGGGCAAAGTGAAGTTACCGGGTCGGCAACGGGGCGGGGCGATTGATGCGACGGACGTGGCGCTCGTTTTGGCCCTGCGACAGAAGGAAGCCACACAGGCCGAAATTGCCAAGGTTATGAATATTGGCGTTGATACGGTAGCAAGGGTTTTGGCTGATTTTGGCGATACCAGACCCCTCGCTAAAGCCTACCTCCAAAACAAGGCCGAACAGATCACCCGAGATGCGGTTCGTGCTTCTGCGGTCGCCAGCCAGACGGGTAAGGGTGAGGTCGCGCTGGAACTCCTAGACCGGCTCGATGTCGCACCCAAACGTCAGGAAGAACAGAAAGGGTCGAAAGTCGTGATTGTGGTGGGGTCGGCTGACGTAAAGTCTCTTCCTGCCTTACCCATCCTTCCGGTCCTCGACGCCGCCGTCGAGGCTTAGCCAGGGTCGTTCGGTCGGCCGGATGCCCCGCTGTCCCTCTCCAGCGGTGTGGCGTGCGAAAGCCTGATCGAACGGCCCTGTTTTTGCTTACGAAAGGTCCAAGGAGACTCTTATGAAGAAACTGATGCTCGCTGTGTTGTTTGTATTGATTCCGGTCCTGACCTCAGCGCAAGCGACCGGCAGTTCGAAGCTCACGTTTGACCAGCAGGCGGCGACCTTGGCGGAGGCGAACAGTCTGACCTACCGTTACTATCCGGACGCTGCCACAACAGGTATTACGGTCGCGGTAGCCTGTACCGGCACTGTCTCGCCCTTTGTCTGCCAGACCCCCTTCCCAGCCTTCACACCGGGCAACCATAGTCTGACTGTAACGGCGGCGAATGCGGCCGGGGAAACTGCGAAGTCAGCTCCCTTGAACTTTACCTTCGTGGTTGTGCCGTCTATCCCGCAGAACCTGCGTATTCAGTAAGCCATCCTGAGAGGGAATCATGGTCGAAATTATCGCGGAAGTGGCGACAAATCACGGGGGTTCGCTCGGCCGCGCCATCCAGTTTGTGGATGCCTTTGCGAAGGCGGGCGCGGACACCATCAAGTTCCAGTATACGAGGTATAAGCGACTGGCGCGAACGGACCCTCAATACGACTGGTTTGCGAAGGCCGAGTTTTCAGACAGGGACTTTCATGACCTCTCTGAATACGTCTACACGTTGGGCAAAAACTTTTTGCTTACGGTCTACCATCCGGATGACGTATTGGCCGTGCGAGGGCTAACGAATCAGGTGAAGGTCGGGAGTGGGGAGGCTCACAGTACGAAGCTGGCCGATCAGATCAAGTCGGCTGACTTCTCGCGGGTGCTCGTCAGTAATGGGGTTCTACCGCCAAGCGGCGTCTATCGGTCGATGGACGCCAAGCTCCTTGCGTGCATTAGCCGATACCCCCACCCAGCCAACTTGGTGGCGTCCAAACTCCTCGAATACTTCGCGGACGGCTGGTCCGACCACTGTGTGGGATTGGACGGCTGTATGACGGCCATCACGCTGGGCGCACAGATTGTCGAAAAACATGTTCAACTGAAGACCCAGGCCCGAACTCCTTCCCCGTGGGAAGCGACGGTAGAGGAGATTCAGGCGCTGCGGCAGTGGGCCGACCAGGACCCCAAGCGGTTTGTCGGACGGTGGGACCATGCGAAGTAACCTCGGCATTGTCGTCACCGCTCGGCCGTCTTATGCGAAAATCAAGCCCTTAGTCAACACTCTGTTGAGTATAGGGGTCGAACCGGATCTCTATGTCTGTGCGTCGGCCTTATTGCCCCGTTATGGGCAGGTTTCGACCCAGATTGAGCAGGATTTTCCACAACTTAAACGGATTCATGTGCCTTCTGTGTATGAAGGCGATACACGGTTGACGAGTGTGTTGTCTACAGCTACACTCAGTCAAGGGATTGGTCGGGAATTCGCAGTTCGCGAACCGCAAATGGTCGTGGTCATGGCTGATCGACACGAAACCCTAGGGGTCAGTATCGCGGCCAGTTACCAGAATGTTCCGATTGCCCACCTACAGGGTGGGGAAGTTAGCGGGAATATTGACGATAAAGTCCGGAACGCTAATACGATGTTGGCGGATTACCATTTCCCGGCCACCCTCAAGGCGGCAGAACGTGTCTTTGATATGACCGGTTTGCCGGTATATCCTTGGGGGTGTCCGTCCATCGATGTAGCTCGTCAGGCGGCTAACCTTCCCCCGGTTACAGACCAGGAATTGGGCGGTGAGGGTCCATCAATAGACCTCTCCAAACCCTTCCTGACCGTCCTCTACCATCCTGAAACCGAACGTCCCGAGTTAGCTGGAAACGATACCTTCACGCTCATTTCGCGGTTGAAGGACTATCAGATTCCCTTGGTCGTCTTCTGGCCCGGTCAGGACGCAGGCATGGAGGAGGCCAGTAAGGCCATTCGGGTCATCAAGGCGCACGCTCCCCTACGAACGGTTCGGACCCTGCCTCCTGAGCGGTTCCTTCGGCTCATGTATCAGACCACGGCCTTGGTCGGTAATTCGAGTGCTGGTATTAGGGAGTGCTCGTTCATTGGTACTCCTGTGTTCAATATCGGGCATAGACAACGTGGGCGAGAGCGGGCGAATAATGTACGGGATGACCTGCCACCGAATTGGTCCGATATCATCAAATACCACCCGAGTACCCTCTATGGTGATGGCTATGCGGCTCCGAAGATTGCCGCTAAGCTGAAGAACCTGCTATGCCAATAGCTCTCATCCCGGCTCGCGTCCATAGCCACGGCATTCCCAATAAGAATTTTCGACCGCTCGTCGGCATTTCGCCGGTCATGCGGGCCGTCACGGCGTGTTTCGGCGCAGGGATCAAGGCGTATGTCAGCTCCGATAGGCCAAACCTTGAGCATTGGCGATGGTGGGTGGAGCGACCGGCCGAACTCGCAAAAGATACGACACCAATGCGGCTAGTCATCGAGCACTTCCTGCAACAAGTCGATGGACCGCCCGATGAACTCATTTTACTCGTTGAGCCGACACAGCCGCTTCGACAGCCAAAACACCTCACACAAGCGATTGAGTTGTCAGAACAGTATCCCCGAGTGGTATCGGTCGTCGAAACAGAAAGCGTACAGAAGCTTTACTTTGTCACCGACGCTGATGACGTTCTCTTGCCCGTAAGTATTCCGGTTGAACGTCGTCAGGACGCCCGCAAAACCTATCGCTGTGATGGAACCGTCTATACCTTCCGTCGCAAAGCATTTCCCGCCCTGACATCTCTCCAACGTGGTTCCCACCTCATACTCATCCCACCCGAGGAATCCTGCCCCTTGGATACACCGCTCGATTGGCAGCTTGCTGAACTGAGGCTTTCCCGTGGACAACGTGGCTGCCCACCCGCCCCTACCTCCTGATACGACAGCCCAACAAGACCTGACGAGTGCTGGTCAGCGACGCATCAATGTAATTTGGGAATTGACGCAAGCCATCGTAACGGTTATGGTCACCGGGGCCGCAATCTTCTGCGCCATCCGAATGATCGATGCTCAGATCCTGAACTTCGCGTTCATTGCGATTGTCTCGACCTACTATGCGCGGACTAATCATACGAAGGTAGGCGGCATTGGCCCCTATGAGGGGCGCTAATGCCTACCCTGGACCTATTGGGGAAGATTCTTGGGATGGTCATTACCGGAGTACCGTTCGTGCTCGGCGCGAGCTTCGTTCTGGTACGGTATGTGACGGACCCGATTGCGGCCAAACTGAATAGTCATATCGAAAAGGACGAACTGATTCACAAGAACATTCTCGACGCTATAGACCGGATCGAGAAGAAGATGGATCGGCTGACGGACTACCTGATTGAGCGAAGACTGTGACCGGTGGCGGGAACCCATAACGGACCTGGTAGAGTTTCGTGAAGATACAGTCGTTGATGGCGTTGCCGAGAATCCAGACCAGGCGACCACAGGCCAGCATCATGCCCATTTCGACGAGCGAACCCTTGTAGGGTAGGTCCTTCTCCGCGACCATCACTAACGCCTGAGCCGACACGACACCATCCATATCCTTCTTGGCCTGGCGGGGCGTGAAGCCCTCGTCGTGGCGGGTCCAGTCGTAGGTGATGGTGTGGCCGTCCTTGATAAGCTGGGCCATCACTTCTTGGACGCGCTCCTTTTCCTCATACTTCCCTGCCACATATATTCTCACCGTTCACTCTCCAATTCCTTCTGAAGCAACGCGAGCGCACGCCACGCCATCTTAGCCGTATGGCGCAGGCCATCGGTATCCTTTGTGCCACGTTGCAGGAAATGACGGATGAGGCAATCGGCTTCGTCGGTGGATTTAGCGCGGTCCCAGTGGAGTGGAGTGCCGGGGTTATGTTGGTTGTTACCGTGCCACGAGACATTAGCAATGACGGCTAAGGCGTCAGGGAAGTAGTCGAGGACGCCCGTGGCGATAGGGTGTTGTTTACGCTCGTTAGCCTCAGCTGGTAAACTCCCTGAGAACACCCCCGTCTTGTTTTGCCCAACCACATACGAAACTATCGAGTGTTGGTCACAGTGATAGCCCGCACCGGGATCACAGCCACATGGTCTGGCACTATTCTGCGGGTCGCTGTTCATTGACCTTCCCTCCCTCCTCTATCACAGTCATTGAGACAACCATCTTAGTCGGGACCTTTGTCGGTCGGCCCCACGTCACCGATTCATCTGGCTCCACGAAGTAATCGGCCACCAAGGTAATATATTTGTCGGTCTGACTCTTGAGCCAACCCACCGACGTGACCTCGACGATTTCCTTGCCGAAGTCATCGATGTCTTCATCGCTATACCAGGGACCAGAACTGGCATCGGGGTCCGAGGCGTCATGCCAGACGAGTTTGACAAGTTGTTTATCCATTAGAGTGTTCTCGTGTGGACCTTCAGATTACTGGCCTTCTTCTCGCGGAACCAGCCACCGCACGCTTGACATTGAAACCGCTGATAGAGTTGGGTTAATGCACGGTGAATGCCACGGGCGTGGACCTTCAGGCTCCCACAGCGCGGACATCCGGCTGTCTGACCGAAAAGTTCGCGATTCGGGAAGGCTGCGATATAAGGACGGAGTTTGTTAAAGACCCGCTCAAGGAGCAGGACATCCTGCTTATTGTAGCGAACCATCTCCCTGATGGCGGCCTTATCGCCGTCTAGGACCTTGAGCCAGAGGCCGGTCTTGGTGTGCTTCTTCTGACCGACCTTCAGGAACTTCCCAAGGTAGTCGAGGTTATTTGCATTAAATAGGAATCGGTCCCTGGCGACCTTAAGTGTGTCAATCTTGAGGATTGGTGGCAGCGGGGGCAAACCGTGATACAACATACGGGCTTCGGTAAACTTGATGTCATAGGCGTCCCCGTTATGGGCCACAATGATGTCGGCATCAGAGAGCACGCGATGCAGAACCCGCACCACATGAGCGTCGGAACACTTATTCCGAACAAAAGTAGCAGGGCTATCAAGAATACTAGTCGCGTGAACGGGTCCCTTTCCGAGTTCTTTCCATGCGGCTGAAATGATAAATCGTTCCTGTCGGATGTTTTCAGCGGGCAGGTAATCCTGCTGGAGCAACTTGAAGACCGCGACGAGATTGTGACTAGTCTCGATGTCCCAGAGTATAGTGCGTGGTTGACCCACAGTAACTCCATGTGACGGCTACGCTAGCCGCCGAAAGCAGGATGATGACGAAGTAAATGATGACGCTGACGGCACCGTAGAAACGAAGCCAACGGTCAGGCATCCTTTTTGTCCTTTCGCTGGGCCACAATACGGCTATGGAGTCGCAGGGCAAGCTCAGTGGACGCAATCTCAATTTCTTCGCTCGTCAGCCCTGATGTCGCGTGACCGACAAATCCGGCCGCGATATTGCCCGCCATCCTGCACAAAATCTTCTCGGTGTCGTTCATGGTTTCTCCTTTGGCAGCGTGATTAAGAGATAGGGTTTGCCCGGTTTGGTGATCGTGGCGGCTTCAATTTGGGCCATCGTGACGCCCTGCGCCAGGAGCTTCTTCTTGTCGAGCGTGGACTTTTCGGGAAAGACCCACGTCAGGCCGGTTCCCTCACAGATGGCCCGGAGTTCGCCCGTCTGCTCGTAGAGGTCCACAAGGACCTTCTTGGCGCGGTCCACGGCTTCTTCGACGCTATCAAACTTTCATTTGGCCTCCAGATACACCATGACCGCTTCGTGGAGGTCGGGTTGGGTTAGGACAGTCGGTTCGGGTTGTTGGACCTGCTGAAGTTTCATCGAAAATCCCATAGGTTAAAAATCGCAATCCATATTAACGAAAGACACAGTACAAGAAGACTCCCACCGGTCAACACTAAGATAATCACGAACCAGTCCCAAATTGTCATTTTCTGTAACGACCTCCTGTCCATCCTTCGGCAGCGATAGGGCACCCGTTTGCCCACGCCGGCAACGTCGTCAATTCACTCACATAGTCTTCAATATCTATGCCGGGGTCGGCTTCCGAGATGACCTCATCGTGAACGGACAGGACTGGCTTATAGATGCCGCCTCGCTCCAGTCGAAGCATAGCATACGCCATGATGTCACGGGCGACAGCCTGCGTGACGTTTTCGACGAGGAGGCCGCCGTAGGTCGTTTGGCGGCTCCATTTATGGGTTCGAGTGTCCACCCCCATAAAGGTCATTGATGGTCGCTTCTCGCCCCATGGCGTCTCTCTCAGCCTGACTTCGGGGTCCGGATACGATAAGTTTCGCCCAGAAGGCAAGGTAACGTGTAAGAAACGACCAGACCGTGACCACCGGACCTTGCCAACCGTTACCGAAGGTCCGTTGACAGCTTCCATCGCGGCATCCTGCATCGCCCACCACAGGTGCTTTATTTTCCATCGGTACTCTCGGTATAGGTCAACGGTCCTTTGAGCCAAGTCATCGTCAATGTGAACCTTCCCCATCGTCCATGCTGAATCTCGAAACTTCGACGCCCCCATTTGGTAGCCCAAACCAAGAATTGCCACTTTCCCCAATGCCCGCTCTTGACCGTGGTCCAATCGGTTACAAGGATATCCGTAAATTGTGGACGCCATCTTGAGATAAGGGTCTGTGCCTTGTCTGAAGTCATTTAACAACTCCGTATCGTCGGCTAGCCAGGGAAGCACTCGGGCTTCGATGGCGTTATAGTCGGCGACATAAAGTGACTGGTTTGGTCCCGCGATAATTATTCCTCGGAGTCCTTGGGCCAAGGCAGACATTCGAGTCCCTCCAGCCTCCTCACAATCTGTTTGAACTCCAGTAGTAAGCGCGGCCCAGTGCCTATCGATGTCCTTAATAGTTCCTCGTAGGAAATTGTGCGGCTGGACTCCCTTACCCGACCATCGACCTGTTCTCGCCCCGTGATATAAAAGACCACCCCGGACCCGCCAGTCGGAGGGGTCGGCGTTGAGTTTGGCTGACTCGTATTTGGCGGTGCTGGATTGGCCGACCGCTTGGAGGATTTCGAGGGGTCTGACGGTCGCACTGGGAGGCGCGTCAACACCCGGTCGGATGTCGAGGAGACTATTGACCGTCTCTTTCGTCGTGTCTTCAAGTTCGAGGCCTTGAGTTTGGAACCACGCTTGAAGCTTTGCTCGCTCGCTGGCTTTCTTGACGGCTCCTTCTGTAAGATTCTCCAACTCTCGGTTGAGCGACTTCGTTTCACTCCCAAGGAGTCGAAGTGCGCAAAGAACTGCTTCTTGGTCAAGTTGAAACCCCCGTTCATTAATGGCTGCATCGAGGTCGAAAATCTGTTGTTCGTCGGGTGACAGGTCGGGTAAGACGTGACTGAGGGCTTCCTCAGCCAATACGTCCTGTTTGCAGTAGGCAAGGAGTTGGTCAGTCAGTTCCTGACTTTCGTGATACAGAATCGCGGCAGGCTCGATTCCAGATGCTAACTCCTTTTTCCTGACCTTCCGGGGTTTGGTCATCTTTTGCATGACCTTCTTGCCGGAGTCGGACTTGACAACGGACAGACCCAAAGCGTTTATCGCGTCGGCGAGACTCCTCGGCAAAGCAGCCGCCGCTGCCTTGGCTGCACTGCATCTCCATTGACCCTTTACGCCGTCCACTCGGGGAAAACCATACGAGGGAACAAGAATATTCTGCCATATACACCTTTCGAACCACGCATTGTGGGCTTCAAGCAGACCCCCAGACTCGACCCACTCCATGAGTTCATTGAAGCCCCAGAAGGAGGAGGGTCCGGTTCCGGTCTGGTAGAACTCGGGGGTCCAGACTTCGACCCGACCTTCCTCCCAATAGGGCAATCGGTAGCATAGGCAGAGGATTTCGGTTGTCGGGTCAACAGAGTATCGCCACGTCCCGACCTTCTTGAGACTGACCGTGGACCGGGTTTCAAAATCAATGGTCGCTCGCGGCTCTCTCATAACTCAAACCATGCTTGCAGATACTCTGCGACGGCCTTCATGATGAGGGGTTCGGACGATTGACGCCAGTTCGTACCCCTCTTGCATTTATGCAAGACAAGGGACGTATGCTCCTCACCACACAGACCACACCTATATAAGGAAGGCGGATTCCATGAACTCCAACCCCAGTCATCCATGCTCATGATATGGCCTTGACGATCCGCTCAGCCGTCTTCGTTCCTATCCCGTCCACTTGTGTCCAAGCTGCAACGGGCGCATTAAATGCTTCTCGTAGTGAAACAAAACGGTCAGCCACTCGTAGGGAAAGACCCACGCCAATGCCAGGGAGGGTTGCCACGGTGCGGCGGAACTGGCTAATGGGCAGGAGATGGGCGGGTTCATAGATGGCAATGTGGGACTTGTGCTCGTCCTGATTCTTGTCGGTCCAGAAGCGATACAATGCCTCAATCACGTGCAAAGATTGGTCCCGTGTCTCGACCATGATGGGGGTCAGGCCGCCACAAACCTGAAGGGTGAGGAGGCGCTTCCACAGGCCGGTGACCGTCATATGACCGGGATAGGGCACACGCTTATGCTTGCCCGCACGTCGAGCGAGATAACCGGTCGGGGTCGTTAAGACCTCACCTTCAATGAGAACCCACCGGAAATCAAACCCCGACTGCATCTTGACCAACTGATGGCCCTGGAGCCGTTCGGTCATCAGGGAGCCGATGAACTCTCCCAACTTCTTATATTCAATACCGATAGTCACCGGCTTGCCGCCAATCCCCCGGCCTTCGAAGGCAATATCCCCCGAAGTTGGGACCGCAACCGCAGGTAGACCCATCGCCTTGAGCGGCTCTACGAGGTCCTTCGAACCGACGGCCGGGTCTATCAGCATCATTCTGGGCGCTTCCGAAGAATTTCAACCATATCGTCTACCAGACACACATGAGCCGCAGGACCGTAGCAGTCACATCCCTCTGTCTGAACAGGGGCTTCGGGGGGCATCAATTTCAACTGTTCAATAAGTTGGGCCACAGTCAAAGCCTTATCCCGTCGAATAAATTCCTCATAATATTGATCGTCGAGTAATGCCTGTTCTTGGGCAATCTTTGCCGCCGCCTTTGCCGTCTTGAATTCTTCCTTGGTCATGCCCAGTCCTCCGCTTCGGTGTCGGGGAAAATCATCTGTGCGATGAAAGAAAAGTCGAGGGGCACGCTATCTTCTTGGTTGAGCGGCCATCCTGACGTGAACGTCTGACCCGCAATACTCATATTCTGGCGACAGTTCAGGACCTCGATGCCAAAACCTTGGTCCTTATCCCAGTAGTGTCTCAGATTGGCCTGGACAATGTAGCCACATTCCTTATACCCAGTGGGCACCATCTCGCCGGTCGCATACGGCTTTTTGATGGTCCGACGCATACCATTCTCATCCACCTTAATTTCGTCGGTGGACCCCCACTTCTCCTTCAGCTTCTGGATAAGCTGGAGATTCACCCGAGCGTCCACACCCGATTGAATCATGTCGCGGTAATCGGCATTCAACACATCGTAGTTCTTGGGTGCGGCCGTTCCTGCGCTATCACCAATGCCGAATTCGGCAAACCTGAACAGTTCCCAAGTTTCAGTTTCGTCAAGGCTGATAGTTCGGGCATGTTGAAGTGATAGGGCGAAGTTCTCTTGAAAATCATCCCGCTGACGCTTGGCCTCATCCCATGCCCGACGTGCGGCCTCACCGCTCGCTGCCTTCTTGAAGACCCGCTTGTCCACGCGCTTGTAGGAGAAGACATGAATCTCCTTTTGGAATTTGTCGGCAACCCCCTCCAGACCACCCGGGTCAAAGAGATGTTTGGCGTAAGGTCCGGGGGCCGACAACCCAAAGTGGTCCTTGCCGGTCTTCTCAGGGCCGTAGGACCGCCAAATGAGCCTCGGCACGACCGGCTGATATATACTCGATTTACCCCACTCACTCATCGGTGCCTCCCTCTCATGCCACGACGGATAGGCGAACCCTTCTGTTTGCGTTCTGGTCCGAGGTTCTCAATAACCGGCCGTCTGTCGTCAGGAATATAGTCGGCCCATTGCAACTTGCGGACCAGTCGGTCCCGCATGTCGAAGCGGAGGCAGACGGACCCGTGGCGGGCCATGCCGATAGCGTTCGCCAGGACTGGTTGTCGACATCGCTTACAGGTCCGAACGTAGGTCAGCTTCTGTTCATTCATCGGGTGACCCCATCATGAAGAATAAACACATCGATACGAACGTCTTTATGCTCCCCAATGAAGAACTTCTGCCGTCGTTGAAAATTTACATCGGGCGGATAATTCGGTTGCTCGTTGCCTATTACCTCGGACGGACCCCACTCGGATTCGAGAAAAGGTAGAATCGGGGCCAAATCAATCTCCCCATTAAAAGGAAAGATATATAGGTCAAGGTCCTTGTGTGAGTCTCCTCGATTCAACACACCCCCACCTAACGCCATGTGGTAGCTTCGTTGCCAAAGTTTTGGCTGGAGGGTACGAACTAACGTCAACGCCTCTTTCAGGGTCCACATTGGTGATTTTGATATCATAAGAGTCCCTCCCCAATACTGAAGTTCATGACGGCCTGCCACTCCTCGACCACTTCCCACGGCTCAAACTCGATATCGTAGACCAACGGGTCATGCGGCAACGGCGGCTTCCAATCTCCATTCACGAAAAATACGTAATACCGGGCCAGTAAGGTCCCCACATGATGGCAATAACACTTCATCTGTGTGACATCCTTGTCAACCTTCGGTGGCAGGTAGGTCGCGGGTTCTCGCGGCCAATCTTTGCTACTCTGCCACTTGAGTTTAATTTCCCCGACTCGGACCTGTTGATGGTCATGAATCAGAAGGTCCGGATTATATGCAATCCGGACCCCCCGAGGACCCACAGGCTCGGTGAGGAGTTCACCCGGCCGCTGGATGAACTCTCCGTCGAAGGTTGGCCGTCGTTTCAGCGCATCCTCCAGCATGCTTTCCCACGCCAGGCCCAACTCGAATAAGACGGCCTGCCGGTCGTTCGGCATCTCGTCCTGCGGCTTCTTCAGCTTCGCATACATGGCGTTGTAGAGCGTACTCATGTGGACCCGCTCATGGGTGCGGGGTCCACTGTTGCCGAGGTCGAGACTATGGACGACCGGCGTGATTCTCACTTAGACTTTGGTCCAACGCAATTGTGATCGATATTTCGTGATAAAGCGGTCAATGTGTCGGATAACTGCCTGTGCGTGACGACGGGTGCCCTGGTGGCGGGAGTTTACTAAGCGAGAGGGGGTGAACAGTTCATCATATTGCCTAGAGGTCAGACCTAAAACCTGTTGGGCCTTCTCCATTGGCGACTCGTGGTTAAAAGACATACCATAATTGCTCACTGGGTCCGTCAACCTCTTACTGAGAACCACCCAACCAGCCACACACCCAACTGCTCCGCAAGCCGGACGTTTCCATCCCATGAGTTCTTCGGCATCTTGTAGGGCCTTGCCTCGCCGAACCTCCACCGCCATTCTCATTCGTTCCGGAGCCTCCCGACTCCACTGCTGAATTTCTCGCAAGAGTCCGTAAGCCGTCTTAGCCTTTGATACCGGCAAGGCCGCATGTTTTTCTTCAATCTGCATCTTCCCCTCTCTTTCGTCTCACGACTTTACCCTCCGAGAACCAGGGCCACAATGACCCCGGTCCAGAATCCAATCACGAAGCCGAATGAATACCGCCAGTCCGGACGCACGGCCTACACGCTGCTAATGGTCTGCGTGTCGGCGTCATAGGCCCAATCGCTGCCACCGTTCGGCCCGCCCGACCGCAAGAACGCATCCGAACAGACGAGCTTCCGCACATCCTCAAACTGGGGATGTTTACTGAGCTTCTGCCCGACCTTGACCGGCAACTTGGTCTTGACGATGGACCCGCCCGCGTCCTTCAGAATGCCCTGCAAGGTCTTGACCGCGAGGTCGGTGAGGTCTTCGGTCTTCGGTTCGATGGTCTTCCCTGAGCCATTTATGGCCTTCTTGCCACCGTTCTGCGAGCTGGCCGTAAACCCATAAAACTTCTCGACCTTCAGGTCACGCCGGTCAAAGGTCTTGCCAGTCTTGCGGTTCTTCTGCTGCCCGAACTTCTCCGTCTTCTCGACATTCACCGGCTGGATGAGCCGCAATCGGGGCTTCTGGCTCACCAGATGCTCAAACGACAGGTATTCGGGGTTGTCGTCCGCGTCCAGTTCCTTCTCAGCCAGCCCCGCCTGTACCAAGCTGGCAATGAAGGTCCCCACCTGGCTATTCGAGCTGAGGGACTGGCCGTCTGGCGTGCCCAGCCGCTTACCGTCCTCCATGATGCCGCCCCATGAGTCGGCCAAACCCATCCGTAACCAAGTCTTAACCGGCTCATCGGCCCCATCGAGTCTGAAGGTCAGTTCGAGATTCACGGGCGTGAAGTCCTCGCCCGCATTATCCCCGACCTTAGCCGTAAAGGTCTTCGCCTGAAACGCATACCCCTCCCAGACCACATCCACGCCGTTCAGAAAGCCGCCCGTTTTATATCCGCTCGGTTTCACACCCATATGCTGCGCTCCTTGTCTGCTGTTACGAATCGGGGTGAGTTCAGGGGACGAGGGTGAGCGTGCATGCCCGGTCCCTTGCGGCCTGAACCCACCCCTATGACCTGCGTCCAGGTCAATCTCCTATCTTGTCGGCTTCCTCCTGCCAAATCTGACAGGCGTCCTGAAGGACTTTATCTGCCGCCGCCCCCGTCGCCTCCGCCGCCGCCCTCGCCGCCTCCGCCGCCGCCCCCGTCGCCTCCGCTGCCCTCGCCGCCTCCGCCGCCCATGCCGCCCTCGCCCCCGCCGCCGCCCTCGCCGCCCTCGCCGCCTCCGCCGCCGCCCTCGCCGCCGCCGCCGCCGCCTCCGCCGCCGCCCTCGCCTCCGCTGCCCCCGCCGTCGCCTCCGCCGCCGCCCCCGTCGCCGCCGCCCACGCCGCCGCCCACGCCGCCGCCTCCGCTGCCCCCGCCTCCGCCTCCGCCTCCACCGCCCCCGTCGCCGCCTCCGCTGCCCCCGCCTCCGCCTCCGCCTCCACCGCCCCCGTCGCCGCCGCCCACGCCGCCGCCTCCGGTGCCTCCGCCGCCCCCGTCGCCGCCCCCCCCCCCACCGCCGCCCCTGCCGCCCCAGCCGCCCGCGC